TCCGCTCTGGCGGCTAACCCTTCTTTTGGGGCGGATTTAGCAGGAACAAGTGGGTTTGAAGCTGGATCTGGAGCACTTGAGGGAATAGAATTATCGTCATATGCAGGAATGGAGGTTGGGTCTGGTGCAGTTGGTACGACTATGACTTCAGAAGCTGGGCTTGCAGCATTGGAATTAGGATCTGGTGCAGCAGTTGAAGGCGGCGCTGGAGCCATGTCGGGGTTAGGTGGCATGGCGAATATAGCTTGGCTTGGCCCTGCTGCCTATGCCGTTGGGTGGCTTTATACCGCCTATAAAGTCTACGAGGGCGCACAGGACATGGCCTCCAATAACGAGGCGATGGCAAAACAGAGAATTGCAGGTGGTATTAATAGCCTATCCTCTATGTCAGGTGAATTTGCTGGTCAGGACGTAACAACACCCGCCTCCGAAGGTGGTGGCGGTTTAAAGACGTTGGGTGAAGGGGCTACTAATGCAGAAAAATTGGCTTTTATTCAGAGTTACATTCAGGAGATGCGCCTTTATGGAAAAGAAGCAAAACTAACTGAAGATCAAATTTCTGAGTTAATAACTAAGGCTATTAGTCCCCAGAATGAAGAGATGCGTAAATCAGCAGATTTGATGAATAGAATAAGTACCACCACGATTGATATGAATGGGAATATCGTCACTTCTGTTGAAAACATGGCTGCTATGAGGAATCATTTAGCAGGAATGAATCAAACTGCTTTAGAATCTCTACCAAATTTAGGAAGTTATGGTACGATTTTGAGGGACATAGGAATTAGTTACGACACTTTTAACTCTCAGTCTATTGATGCCGCTTTGCTCACAGCCGATTTAGCAGCTGCTTTTGGAATGCTTACTGATGGTATAGCAGGCACCGAGATTGGCGATTTTAATAAATTGCTTGCAAAGATGAAAGGAGCTGTAGAACAGAACGGGGAATCAATTTTTTCACTCATTCCTGGTATAGAAAGATTTGCTGATATTTTAGCCATGCTCGGTGTAAATATTAATAGTTTACCGACCAACAAATCCATTACAATAAATACAGTAGTAGTCGGCCCTGAGGTTAATCCTAATTCGGTTCCCGAACCGCCTCCTTTTCATACAGGTGGTTTTGTAGGGCGATTTCATAAGGGCGGATTTTTAAAATATCATCCTTGGGGTGGGAGTCTTGGTAGCGACGAAGTCCCAATCATAGCTCAAAAAGGGGAGTATGTTTTAAGTAGAAAAGATGTGGAATTCATAAACAAAGTGAAAGGCGGGGGAGGCAGTTTTACAGAAGTAATTAACATGCCGCCTATTCTACCGAGAGTGAACGTTATTGTTAATAACCAATCTGCTGCACAAATTGCATCGACCGGCTCAATTCGATATTCTGATGATCAATATATCGTTGATGTTCTTCTTAAAGATTTACATTCAAATGGGCGTTTACGTCATGCTTTAAGTTTTGGGTAAGGTGATAAGATGGCAAATTTTCCTACATTAACTGAAAATGGAATTGGTGTTCCACCAAGTTATCCAATTGCTGAAGGATATGATGATTCTGTAATTAGCTCTCCATTTGAAGGTGGGTATGTTCAAACAAGAGCTTTGTGTACGAGGTTGAAAAAGTTTTGGAACATAAGTTATTTGTATCTTTCAAGTACAAACAAAAACGCCCTTGTAGCCTTTTTTACTTCAACTGTCAAAGGGTCAGCAGACTCATTTGTTTGGACAAATCCAATTGATTCAGCAAATTACACGGTGCGATTTAAACAAGGCACTTTTAGTTGCACTCAAAATGTATTTACTCGTTGGGATATTCGATTTGGTTTGGAACAAGTATGAAAAATATTTCTGCTACTCTTAGAATTGAAAAGAATAAACTTGCTTCAGCGTACCCTTGGGTTCCCTTATTCAAGTTCACATTTCCAAGTCCTGTTGGAAACATTTTTCTTGTTGGAAATAACGAAGACGTAACTTATCAAAGTCAAGTGTACACAGCATTTGATATTGATGTGGAGTTGCCTTCGGAGCAAACTTCTTCTAAAGTTCCTGAATGTACAATAAAAGCGGCAAATCAATCAAGAGCTTTTGAAAACATGATCATTTTAACAAGTGGCGGTGTCGATTCTCTTGTTACAATTATTGTTGTAAATACAAATAATTTGGGGGATGATTACTCCCTTTTGACATGGCAATTTTATATTTTACAAACTACTTGTTCTAATCAAGATGTTGCAATGACTTGTAGTTTATACAGTCCAATGGATATGAGATTTCCCCCTGATAGATATTTTGGAACGACATGCAGGTACCAGTATTATAAAGGGATAGAATGCAAATGGGGAGGACCCCAAAGTTCTTGTGATCGAAGTATAACTACATGCAGGACTTATGGAAATCAGATTAATTTTGGAGGCTTTCCTGGGATTCACGATTCAAATATTGCGTTTCTTTTTTCGAGGAAAATTTAATGGGCAAAACTTTAACGCAGTTAATTCGTGACATTACTCGTGCGAATCAATTGCAGGATTCACAACCTACATTTGGAGAATTTAACACTCCAACTGCTCTTAGACCAAATAGATCGGGCGGAGGATCTGATTCTATTTATCCAGCTTTGTCTAAGGCTTTTAATACAAGGTCAGGCAGTCCACGTTTTTCAATTAGTACATTAAACCTCATTCCTAAAAAGCCTCTGACTCCAAAAGAACAGCAAACTGCCCGGACTGCCAGTTGGAGCCCCATAACTGTTATGGAATCTGGTTTGATTATTCCCTTGGTTTATGGAACTGTCAAATTTAATGGGAATGTAATGTCTGGGAGTATTAACGGTGCGGCTGGTGGGGAAGACCCAAATGCCCAGACTTTAGCAGCTTTAATTTCTGTTGGGAAAGGGCCTATTGATTCATTCGTAGGGGTTACTTTAAATGGTGTTCAATTAGCTTATGAGATTGGAACACAGTTTGGTACTCCTGATTTGGCCCATTATGATTGTCGTTATGGTTGGAATAGTCAACCTCCAGCATCAAATTATGGCGATGTTTATACTCATGTTCCGGCTGGTGCCCCCGTGTCGGATTATCCTGTTTCGTCCGATTCTCCAGTAGTGATCACAATAGATATGAATGGATATGAAGACCTGTGGCTTTATTTGAAATTTCCGAATGGTTTGTATAATCAACCAGAACATTCCAGCGATCTTGCCTATGAAGTTTGTCAAATGCGTGTTGAAATGCGAAAGCAAGGACACCCCACTTGGACCATTATTTACGAGAATGATCTTTTTGCTGGAAACAAACGAGGTATTTTTAGAACATATATAAGAGTAACAAACGGACAATATGGCAATTATTTTAACCCACTTGATAATGCAATTTATGAGGTTAAAATAACGAAGAAAACAGTAGATAAAACTTCGGGTGATGAGAAACCCGAGGGTTCAACATTGACAGCAGAAAATACATTGGTAATTGAGCATGTTGTGGCTGGTGTACGAGATGATTTTACATACCCAGGAATGGCTTATGTTGAATTGAGTGCCGTTTCAACAGCGGTTTTAAATGGATCTTGTAACGTAGAATTAATTGTAAAAGGGAGAAAAGTTCGTGTTTATACAACACCTTCAACTTACACTTTAGTCTGGTCAGATAATCCTGCTTGGGTTTGTTTAGATGTTTTAACACAGCCTGTTTGGTCTAATTCGTATTCTTGGGGAGGCACTTCTTGGGTTCCTGCTGATTGGAATTTGGCTCGCGAAGATGGAATTCCGGTTTCTCAAATTGATATTCAATCTTTTATAGATTGGGCTGCGCATTGTAATGAAACTGTGGCTCACCCTGCTTATGATCCAACTGATGTGAAACGGTGTACATTTAATGGAGTTTTTGACACAAGAGGTGGTCTTTGGGACGCAGCACAATCAATTGCAGAAAATGCAAGAGCATGGCTTGTTCCTCCAAGTGGAATTACGAAGTATAAAGTAATTCTTGATAAGGCTACGAGTGTTTCCCAACTTTTCAACACAGGTAATATCAAAACTGGGTCATTGACGCAAACATACACTTCAATGGTTGACCGTGCCACGGAAATACAAGCCGAGTTTTTGAACAAAGATAATAATTGGGAGTCAGAAACTTTACATGTAATTTACCCAGGGGCTACTGTATTTAAAGAGGATTCTATAGATCTTTTTGGAGTAACAGTCCCTTCTCAAGCATGGCGTAGAGCTTCTCTGTTTTTATATTACAATGCTTTAACTCCACTTGAAATAGAATTTGAAACTGGACAAGATGCTATAAATTGTGAAGTAGGCGATGTAATTGGTGTTCAGCATGAATTGCCTCAATGGGGATACGGGGGACGAATAGTTTCAGCTACTGCTGGGGCAGTTGTTCTTGATCGCCCCGTTGCAATAGTAACATCTACAAATTATAAATTGTTAGTACGGGATAGTAGTGATACTTTAACTGAATATCCAATTTTGTTTGCAAGTAACCCTGCAACCGGAGCAACCTATACTTTAAATGGTTCATTCAGTCCTGTTCCTGCTCAATATGATCCATTTGCGTTTGGATTAGATCAGTTAACGTACAAACCATTTCGAGTAATTGGAAAAGAAAATTTAAGCATCCATGATTTTAAACTATCCTGTCAGGAGTATAATGCCTCCGTTTATAATATAGATGCTGGAACTCCTCCAATTCCAACACCGAATTATTCTTCTTTAACTTCCGTTCCAAGTGTCACTTTAGACAAGTTAGATGAAATTTTGATTAAGAAACAGGACGGCTCAATAATAGATTGTATTGACGTTTATTTTACACGACCAAATAATTCACTATATGCAAAAGCGGATATTTATTATAGATCAAAAGCGACTGTTGGCAGTTCCTATGGAGATGCCTGGGCGTACGCTGGTGTCACTTTAGATGAAAAATTCCGAATTGAAAATGTTCTTGTAAATAGGTATTATCAAGTTGCTGTTGTGACGAATAATACAGCTGGACAAAAAGCTACAGTTGCTTCATCTCCAATGGCAGAAGTTTACACACTTGGAAAGGCGGACCCCCCTTCTAATGTGACGAATTTTCAAGCAAATCAAAATATGAATACACTCACTTTTTCATGGAATCATATTGAAGATGCTGATTTGTGGGGGTATGAAATTCGTCAGGGTGCGATTTACGCTTCTTCAACATTAGTTATTGATTTACAGTCTGCAAGTAGGTATGATTGGCCTATTCCTCTGAATGGCACCTATCGTTTTTGGCTTGCGGCGATTGATACATCTGGAAATAAATCAACTACTCCGGCAAGTTTAGATGTTACATTAACTGGTGTCGAGGACGGTTTGAATTTCCTTATTGACACAGATTTGATGTATAATGGGACAATGGGAGGCCCAGCGGGAACAAAATTTAATTATACTTGGGCATCTGGTACTCCTGGTTCCAGTTATCTTAATTGGAATGTTTCAATCCCAATAAATTCATGGGCTGCTGGAACTGATTACCCTACTAATATTG